TCTCGAAGCCTTTTCATGAAACGTACGGGCTCCTCATAATCGAGGAAACCGTACTTCGGTAAGTGACGGTCGTTATAAGTAAGCGTGATAAAACAGTTGCGCGGATAGAGGGTTGCCTCCAAAGAAGCGCGTACCGCCCATTGACGAGCTGCCTCCAATCGGCAATAGATACACCGGCAACAGGGAAGGTTAACTGGCATGTTCACAAAACCCTTTTGTGAACTGAAAACTATGCTACGTTTGCCGGACGGATTTACATCTCGGCTGTAATAGCCTTTGAGGGGTCGGAAGCAGGGCATTGCTTCTGGCCTTTCTTTTATTAAATTGAATCTTAAGTGCTACAGCCGAATCCCGCCGCGCATGGGGCGGGTATTCATGTTTTTCTTGTGAGTGCCTTTGGCAGTTTTGGTGAATAGCTTTCTTGAACTTTTGCGTGACATTTTTTTTCGACGGGCCAATCTGATTGCTCCAGGTTCGAAAGTGGTACTTCTACTACTTGACTAAGACAGCATCACTTCACGCTATTCTCATTCGTTTCCAACTTCAACCCCCAAGTGGCTAAGCGCCATCGCGAGGGCGAGGGGTCGATGTTGGCCCCTCAATCGAAAGGTGAAATGTATGCAAGTCCGAATCGAATTGAAAGATCATGAAGTACTCAAAATCTGTAACCTGTTAGCGAATCGTGCGGAATATATGCTCCGAATCGAAAAAAACGTTGGCGCAGGGTATTATCTTGGGCTTCACGAGAAACTGCTGAACGCTCTCAAAGAAGAGAAACTGACAGCTTCTACCCCCTCCGGTTGAGGGGGTTCGCTGTCAGTGGGACATAAGATATCAAGTAGTATCTTATGTCCCCTCCCAACGCTACGCGTCGGGCCCCTCGCCTCCCGCGGGGCCGGCAGCCTTCTTCGAAGGCTTTGCCGTTTGTGTTTTAAGAACCTTAGTATGCTCTTGGATCGCTCCGATGAGCTGACTGGTCTCAGAGGGCCTGACTTCGTCTGCGAGGCCTAGAGAGACCAATTCCTTCGCGTTGGAAGGGTTTGAAGCGAATTCGAGAAATTCTTGAGGATCGTTGTGAAAGCGATGACGGAGTTCGGAAGGTAACGCGGCGAATTGCTCGCCCGCTACAATAACTGTGTTCATCGCTTGCTGATAGTCGACTGGAGTAGAAAAGTCTCCGTAGATGGGGTTGCTCTTCATGAGCACCCCTAGTTGCCCGGTCTCAGTGTAACGCTTGAGAATGGTGTTGATATCGCACTCAGCCTTGTGAGCTTGCTTCGTGCGGGTGCCTTGAGTGAAATGGACGACCGGGCGGTTTGGATTACGAGGAATCTCCTCGAGGCTGCCGTCAGGCAGCTTTTTAAAAAATTTTCTAGGTAACATTGACATAGTGCGTTCCTTTGTTGTGGGTTAACGACCGAAGACTCTCTTGCGATCGAGAGGGTACTGGAATTTTTTATAGTGTTCATACGAACCAGGTTTTGGACCTTTAGAACCGGCTGCGCCTTTGAAGACTCCTCGAGCGGCCGCGCCAAGAGCGTTGCCAATAGCGCCGGTAGCTGTACCGAGACGCTGCATAACGGAATCGTAGGGCTGGGCCTTCTCGTCGAAGTGAGCTCGTGCTTTTGTAACAGGGAGCTCGGCCTCAGCGGCCTGCGCATTTGCCTTTGCTGTACGAGCGTTGTTTTGAGTAAGAATGCGTTGCTGATCGGCGACAAGTTTGTTCGCCTCGTTGAGTTTAGTTTGAGAGTCCACAGAATCGATCTCCTTTTCAAGACGACGTGCCTCGATGGCGGACGAAACAGTTTTACCAAGAGCGTCGCCGATTTGTGGGGCAGATAATTGCGCTGAAGCGCCAGAAGGGGAAGCGGCACCACCACCGCCGCCAGCGGCGAGAATAGGGTTAAGACCGGCTTTCGCCATGTCTTTAGCTTGTCGCTGATACTGGGTGGATGCCATTTGTTTTTGGAACTTCATCTGCTTGTTCGCGATGGCCACCTGAGTGGCATTGGTGTTTTGTTGCGAGAAGAAATCCATGATACCGCCGCCGAGGGCGGCTCCCCCGGCCAGGAGCGCCGGGAGAAAGTTGAACCGTTGGAAACAGAAGAAATACTGTGAATACATGAAGCCTCCCTTAGAAGTGATCAATAAGACCTGGAACCGAGAAGACGGGCATAGGTCGAGCACAGACGAGATCAAAATGAAATTCGCCTATGAAGTGTGGCTGAGAAGGGACCGCGATCACGCGGTCAACTGGAGGATCCTCTACGATAAATTCATCGTTGAGTTCGGGGAGAGCCGAATACTCCTGAGTGAGGATCCAGGAATCGAGACTGCCTGCTGCAGATGTACGGAATAGACCCGTGATCTGAGATGGCTTGTAACGTAATTCGCCGAATCGCTCCTGGTAGCCAAACACGGACTCGTTGATCGGCTCAGTGGTGAGAGGATCGATCACGGTCTGATCCTGCATATAAATTTCCTTGTTGAGTACTGCTTGCTCACCAAGGTGTGCGAGAGCGGGCCAGAAATAATCGAACCGGGTACGGCGAGAGTGCATACGGTTAAGACCACGGTCGTAAGTCATATCGGCTCGAACTGAAGCGAGACCGATGACAACACCGTGCTCAGTAAACGACTTTACAAAGCCTTGTCCGGATCCGGAAGCGGTTCCTACGCCTGCAAGATTTCCTTGTGGAGTTGCCGCCGAGACCGAAGTCTGTGGGACTGGTGAGATATTAACTGGCGTCGAGCCTCCTCCAAGGTACTCAGGTCTTTGGAGTCGAGCATCTGGAGATATAACTCCAAAATGCGATCGAACGATCTCCGTATAGCGAGTACCTCCTCGAGCGTCTCGCTCATAGAGACGTTGGATCTGAAAGGCTTGTCTGAGGGAGTTGATGGTCGCGGCGGTAGCCTCGGAAAGATCTGCTTCATAGTAGTCCGCTGGGTCGAGAATTGCTTCGTTAGAGCCTTGAACAAGAACGCCGACTGGAGACGCTGCTCCGGCTAGAGCTCCTGCCGTCGCTGCACCGGTTGACATACGGCGTGCGACCATTGGGTCCATAGACCATTCTGTAAAAGGCTTTATCTGAACGGGTGCTGTATCGCCAAGAGGAATCTCTACTGCTGGGCCTTTTTGCGGGAATGGAAGACAAGAGGTGAAATAGTCGTGACGTTTGCCACGACGAAGAAGAGGGTAATCATCGGGATCATCTGGTCCATCACCTACGTTGATGACCGGAGAATCCTGAAGGTTTTGGTCGCGAAACCATTCGCGCCAAATAAGGTTATAAGCGCGAGCGAAGAAGGCGATGTGGTCAAATCCCTCGGCTGCTGTCGGAATTGCCATGTAATCGAAAATGGTACCAAGTGCGTAGCCATCCGTGGGTGCTACAAGAATGGGAGTAAGATAATCTGTGGGGTCGCCTGGGTTAAGTTGCTCCCCCATGAATTTCTGGAAGTTTTCCCAGAGAAGACGAAGAGGGACGAAGAAATAGAAAGTGTCGAGATACAAGTTGTCCATGACTGGATGTAACGGAGTAGCTAGACGACAAAACGAAGTGGTGTTCAACGCGAACGTATCACCAGGATACGCCTCGTCTATGAAGAACGGAATCAAGTAGCCGGCATCGAAGGTAGTTTTGTGAAGATGAGTTCGGTTGAACTTTGATCGTGGCACATTCGTGCTGGGAACCTGGGCGAAAGAGTGATTGGTACCGGAAGGCATTTTGCCTGAAGTTAGACCTAACATGAAGCCTCCTTAACCGCCTTTACGGATTTTTTTTTAGGACGAGCTGCGAGCTTTTTTAGAGTACGTTGTTGCATTGCCTCCGCTACACGCTCCTGGGCAAAAGACGGAACATTAATTGGAACCTTTGGCTTCAAATAGTGCTGCGCAAGTCCGAGATTTTCAAGAACAGGAAGGGTCTCTAAGGAACCAGAAGAAGAATCAAAATACCCGATATGAAAGAGAGCAAAATCACCAGGGTATCGGTTAAGATTTGTTTGCGGGTCATTAACGGTTTCTGAGAATACACGCTGAGCTTCTCCTATCGAACGAAGATGAAACGGCTGAAGATAATGGCCTACCTTAGAATCAAAAACTGCGAATACTAGATGCTTCATGAACCTCGTAACTCCTTTTTAGTTGTTTAAATTTACGCATCAACACTTCTTCTCGTACACCTAACCGTGACTCCGGCTGCTTTTTGCAAAGCTCCTCCATTTGTTCGCGTCGCTTAAACTTTAGCTCCTTGAACTGATCAGGGAACCGTTGTTCGTAGAGACGATCGAAGTATTTTGGAGGCCTCGTAAATTTACCACGAATTACAAGTTCGTCACGAGGATAAACGTCAGGATAGTAGCGATCGAACCAAGGTTTGCCAATCCCGGGCATTCGAGAAAGACAAATCAAACGCTCTCGGGGACGGTCGAAGATTTCACCGGTATTCCAATCTATATGCTCATAGTGAGCATCCGATCGTTTGCCGGTAACTTTTTTTGTACAGTAACGTCCGACGTAGCCGGCGGACTCATAGGTAACATCCCCGATTGCTGCAAAGCCGAGAGAACGCTTCGTATCAGTATCGATCCAGAGATCTTGAAGCTGCTCTGAGGTGTAGTAATTGTCGCCACGAAGTGATTTTTTCCAGAGCTTTTTATCGGGAAAATCGAAGTTGAGAAGACAGATGTGGTAATGCGGACGGCCGAACTTCTCGCCGTACTCTGCGCATCCAAAAGAACGGATGCCCGCACCGTAACGCTCTCGAAGCCTTTTCATGAAACGTACGGGCTCCTCATAATCGAGGAAACCGTACTTCGGTAAGTGACGGTCGTTATAAGTAAGCGTGATAAAACAGTTGCGCGGATAGAGGGTTGCCTCCA